TCGGAGTCCAGTTCCCCACCGGACTCCAAAACCTGTAGCATTTTCAAGCATTTATCCCAATCTCCGCAAGCCCCGTATATAGAACCCTTGCCAAGTCTCAGTTTTTGCACGAGATAGAAGGAATCATCGCCGCTGACCATCGAATCTGCGGCAATTTCTCCCGTAGATGCGCGAGCAGCGATGGTGGTCATTTCTTACGCTTTAGCCAGCTTTGAACAGTTTTGGTCTCGTAGATACGAAAGCTAGTCCAAACAATCGTAAAAAGGGCTGCAATGGCCGGAAGTATGTCGGCTAGGGTTCCGATGACGGTTGCGACAGACAGGGCGTCTACGGCGTGTTTTGTGGCTTCTGTGGTCATTTATCGCACCATCGGAACATAGTCAGGATCATGTGGCAGGTCGATATTAGGAAATCCTGCCTGGGAAGGAAAATCCCGCAATGCTTGGCGGTAGGATGCCCACTCTGCTGACATAGGTATTCCGGTTTCTGCCGCACGAATAGCACGCCAGTCTGTTGCTTTCAGAGCACTATCACGAGCAGCGCGTTTCTGAGCCGCTAGGGATGCGGTATCAGCGGCAATCTCTTCTGCTGTCTTAGATGCTACTTCTACCGTGAAAACAAAGTCACCCTCTACATACGGCGCACAAGCAACTAACTTCTGTGTGCTTCTGTTGTGATCTTTAAATAACGATACTTTCTTAGCAGATAGTTCTGCCAATACTACATCGTTAGGACCAGATGCAGGAAAAGATGTGTTAGGAAATACGGTTCTGTAATCACCAACTGCGGTGACTTGTCCGTTAGTTACGATTGCAACTTGCATAATTACTCCTTATTGATCTGCAAACGCCTTAGTCGGCGCAGTAAAGTTAGCGGTGTATCTGGCAACGCCTTTGGTTACACGGAGATCATCGATGTAGCCGTTTAAGTAGCCGGACGAAAGATCAAAACCATTAACACCAATTGCTGGTCTAAAACTACCATTTGTATAATCAAGTGAATCTGTATAAGTAGATCCGCTTTGTGTTCCATCTATGAACAATTTTGTGCTTGTTCCAGACCGAGACACAGCGATGTGATACCACTGACCTGTTGACAAATTTGACCCAGTAATTCTATTTGCATTATTTGTATAATATATGAGTGTTGCGTTCGAATCATTTAAATAAATAGTTGGATAATTTCCAGACCCACTTGTTGGTCTTGAATCATAAAGTGTAACAAAACTGCCACTCGATGGAACCGAAATTAATCTTAACCAAAATTCAATGGTAAAGTCACCAGTCCCAAACACCATTTGAGGCGTATCTTTCATCACCAAATAATCACCAGTACCATCAAACTCCAGCGACCCAGTACCAAACTTCTTAGTACCAGTATCAATCTGTGCGTTGCCAACAGTCTCTAGGTTGTTCTTTCCTGTTTGGTCGATGATGCCAGCGTTGGTAAAGTTGCAGAGAAGGCTGGTATTACTAATATTCGTTAACGGAGCAGTTGGTGGTGTAAATCCAGCGGTATAAACTGCTGATCCTTTTACCAAGCGAGCACTAGAAATATAGCCAGTGTAATACCTATCAACCGTAGCAACATTTCGTGATGCTCCAAATAACACATCTCCGTAAGTAGAATCATAATTAACGGTTATGCTTGCTGTTGCAGTTCCGGTGATAACGCCATTTACATATAGTGTCCAATCATTTCCGTTTCTAACTCCAGCAATGTGATTCCAACTGTTTAGTGAAATAGGTGCACTTGATGTTATAAGAACATCATTACTACTTCCGGCAGATGCTTGAAATTGAGGATTTCCAGAGGAGTCAATTCGCAACGACCAAGAATTTCGTGCTGATGCAGAGCTTTGTTGTTGGCAGAAAATTGGAGTTGCTGTTACAAACGCACTAGCGTAAACCCAACACTCTATTGTAAAGTTTCCACTACCAACATCAAATGCTGAATCTCGTGCAATGCTTAAATAATCCCCACTCCCATCAAAGTACCCACTACCACCATTAGTGCCTGCGGAGTAAGCATCGGTGGGGGCAAAAGGGCTGAAGGCTTGGACGCTGGTGTTGCCTGTAGTAGTAAGCGTTAATGGGCTTGCACTATTGTCAACGAAGCGATTCGACTGGCACGTTAAAACAATTGTATTGGAATCGGAAGCAAACGCTGTTGTTGGGACACTTGTACTACGATTAGTAGTTGATGCCCTAAAATTGCTTATATAACCTTGTGTCCATTGGCTAGAATTAGCGGTACCAGATTCTTCAGCCGCACCAATTGTCATGCGTTGAAGATCAATAGTTCCGCTAGTAGAAAAAGTAGTGCTAATTAAATTTCCATTTAAGTACCAACCACCAGTTCCACTACTACGGGTAAATTGAAAAAAATTCCAAGTGTTATAAGCAAATGTTGTTGTTCTTGTTGTTCCATCAGCATTTAAATACATCGTTGTGCCATCGTAATAGGCATACAACCGAGCGCTACTATTACCAAAATTATCAAATAAAAACGGATTGGCTGAAGGTTCTCCGGTTATGTAACACCAAAATTCAACCGCACAATTTCCAGACCCAAGAGAAATGCTTGAATTTGGCAAAGAAATATAATCACCACTACCATCAAAGTAATTACTCCACCCCGTCTGGCTAAACGGTGAGAACGTACCCTGCGTGGTGTTGCCGTTGCGGGTGATGGTGAAGGCATTGGTGCTAGAGTCGGTGAATGTATTATTCTGCGCTCCGTTTGTGCCATCGCCATGCAATAGCAAGACAGTCTGCTTGAAGTCAGCATCGGTTTCTTTAGCAGATAAAGATGCTGCTAATGCTTTTTTATTAAGCATCGCCAACCCTCGCTCCGTAGACCTGAGTAGAGACTTTCCAAAGTGTAATCACAGTATAGCCAGAGGTGTTCAGAGTTGGAGCAACTCCTCCGTTAGTTTTCCACACCACACCAGAACCACCAAAGGTAGAGTCAGTCCAAGTCAGCGTGTAAGCGGAACCATCATCCACCATCAGAATTACAGACTCGCCAGCGGCAAAGTTTGTAGCCTTGGGAGTACGGCTTGCTCCTAAAGTGATGAGTTGGATAGAGCCGTTGCCTGGGTCGATCTCAAATGCCGCACCGTCAGAGATGGTGTAGACATCCTCTAGGATGGTCCCAACGATGGCAGGATCGGTCAGGGTCTTGTTGGTAAGGGTGTCGCTAGTATCCGTTCCCACGACCGTTGTAGAGGCGTTTGGCAGTGTCAGGGTGCGGTTAGCAGACAGGGTGGTCGGAGTTAGCGTTACTGCATAGGAAGAGGTTCCACCAGCCCGGCCAGCCACTACGATAGCGTCTTGGGTGCTTGCAGCTTCAGAGCGGATAGCATTGGCAGCGCGGAAGGTTTGGGCGGCTGTAAAGGTGCTAGCGGTGTCTGGTTTTACATAGTCCGTACCAGCGGTAGCCGTGGTGATGGCAGAGGTTCCTGAGCCTTTTAGGACCGCCCCAGAGGTAAAGGATGTCGCCCCAGTACCACCGTTAGGAACCGTCAGCGCGGTAGTGGTTAGATTAAGCGAGGAAAAGGTAGCACCGTCACCCTGTGCGCCTACCTGGAAGTCCTTGAGCTGCTTCATCAACTCTCGGATGGCGTTATTCACATCCGACGGCAGCATACCTTCTGCAAGGTTAATGCTGTTGATGTCGGTATTATTGGCTGCGGTTTGCGAGTATTCGCTGATTTTTACTTTGGGCATTTCTTACTCCATTCCATATTGAGAGGATAACAACCCACGAATTGTTGTTGCGGGCAGTAATTCAAAGGCGCGGCTTTCTGGCGTTCTTCCAAGGCTAATCTGCTCCATTAGGCGCTGAACATTTTGTTGGCGTAGTGCTTCTGCACCGCGACGAGATGCTTCTGCGCCAATTGCAAGCGAGCCACCAATTACTGGCTCAATTGCTACAGCACCACCCGTTGCAAGACCCGTAACTGGACCGCGAACTGAAAACCTACCGACAAATCTCAGCATCTGTTCTCCGGTTCCACCGCCTTTGGCAATGTTTTCAATTTGAGCGCGCTCTTCTGGGGTAAATGCGGCCATACGCTTATTATTCTTAGCAAGCGCAGCAAACTGAACACGCAGGGCGTTATCCATACCAGATTGACTATATTGGCCGGAACTGATGTCTGCTTTGTTTACTAAATCCTCAATAATTCCTAGGCGTCTACTTTGCCCATAAACTTTGCGGGCTTCTTTAAGCGCGGAGATGGCTAACTTGTCATCGCCGGAAAGAATGTTTGGTTTACCAATGTTTTCTACAAGATCATCAAACTTATCAACCATTACCCCAGCAATGCGTTGCTGATCCGGATTTGTAAAATCGCCTTCAGGCGAGCGAACAATTCTCCGTAAGGTTTCTAACTCTTTTAGAGTTTTTGGTGATGTTCCTTCTGATTCCAAACGGTTAATTACAGCAGCAACCTTGGGATGCAAACCAGGATCAAAACCAAGATCAGCGGCTTCTTTACGGAGGGTGGAAGCCATGTTTTGAACATAAGTGTCTTTGACTACTAAGCCTGCTCGATCAGCCAAACGGTACGCTGATGCGGCTTGTGATGTTAACTGGGCCTTCCCAGCGCCTGGCTCAACACGGCCGGGACGAACACCGGGAGCGGCTCCAACCGCTGTTCCGGCAACCAATCCTGCAATTGGGCTTCCGGTTGCCTCGCCAACCAATTGTGCGGTAGCGGCGGCTGGTGCGGCGGTAGCAATTTGGGCTGCTGGTGCTTGAGCAGCTTGCTGTGCCACACCGCGAACCACAGGTTGCGTAGCGGTGGTTGCTAGCCTTGCTAAAGCAGGAACTTGAGCACCTGCTCCGGTAACCGCTCCAGCACCTGCTTCTAGCATCCGCTCACCACGGCTTTCTGGGCGGGCAAGTCCGAGACTATCTAACATCTCTGAAATGGCTGTGGAAGGCAGTTTTACGCCTTCTTTTTGGGTAAGGTTATAAAGACTTACCAAGAAGTCAGAAACGGGGATTGCCACGCCCCCTGCCAACGCTCCAATAGCCGCTCCTGGTGGCCCTGCAACCGATCCTAAAGCCGCTCCGGTGGCAGCCATTGTCGCCGGAGGCAAAGCACCCCTAGTGACAATTTCTGCGGTTCTGCGGGCAGTTCCTTTTTGTGGCTCCTGCTGAACCTGACTTAATGCGGCCTCATAAGCCTGAGTATCGGATAATTCATTTTTAGAGGTAACTTCGTATGTCCCTTTGCCAGGGATTGTAATTTCGTAAGTAAACATTATTTTTTCCTTACGGTGACACCTTCAGGCAAACCACTTTGTCGGCTTGCAGGAGCGATATTTAAGGGTGCAAGCTCGTAAAACGGAATCAAATCCCTTACCTCTGGGCTGGAACTCTTCTTCAAAACATCTAACTGTCGATTGTGAGAAGCAATTTTGAAGTTTGCGGTTTTTTCCATTGCAGTTAAAAGAGCCTGGACTTCAGGTGCAGTAAACTGATCTAAGCGCCCAGCGGCGGCACGTTGAATCAACATCCGCTCATTCTCTGTAATTGCGCCCTGACCGCGCATTGCGGCGGCGGCAGACAGTTCAAACTTTGCTAGACCCTGCATAGCAACGGCAGTACGCTCTAGCAATTCTTTTGTGTCCTTGCCAGTTATACCGAGTTGACTTGCAATTTGAGCTACTGCCCTAGGCGCTCCGCTGAGAGGTCCGGAAAACACGCCCTGATCCAAAATTGGACGAAGTTCTGCAATGTTTTGCAATGTGCTTTGAGCTTCTTGCGCTTGATTGAGCGAATTATCAAGCCTTTCTGCTCCTTTAGCACCCAAAACTTCAGCCATTTTTTTGTCGCCAGGAAGGGTGATATTTGTAGATGGAGCGCCAGCCCTTTTTTGCTCGTTTACAAACTCTTGGAATGTGCCCTTATAGCCTTGATTAACGGCAAAGTTGTATTCCTGAATTGAAGCCGGTGGTGCTTTTGGCTCTCTGACAAGCAATTTTGCATATTCGGTAGGAGCAGCCACACGCAAATAATTTAAAACGGCCTGATCTGCCGCTGCTTGATCTGTAACCTGTTGTGTAGGCAGGCCAGCTTGAATTGCTTGTTGGGCTACTTGCTGGGCAGGCATTCCTTCTAACTGCTCGGGTGCGATATTGCTCTGTTGCGTGGCAAAAGCGCCCGCGGTTGGAAGTGTGCGGGTAGCTCCAGAAAGTTGTTGTTCAAATGTAGCCCGAGCCTGCCTTACTCGCTCTTCTTCGGCTTGTCTGCGACGCATATCAGCAACCTGCATACCCCGAAGAGTGTTTGCAAGCGTATTCTCAAACGACTGTTGATAGCCCGCCACACCGACCGGGCCTGCTTGACCGATAACTTGTGCCAGACTAGGTCTACCCTGCCCGGGTTGCCCACGGGATGCCTGCAACGCACCAAAGGCAAAGTTAAGCAGTCCGGCGTTTTGTGCCCGCTGTGCGGCTGCGGCTTCTTGCTCTGGTGTAAGCAACCCCGGAGGGAGACCGCCACCGAGCAGGTTTTGTAGATCTTGGTATGTCGCCATGAGGTTATCCTAAAAGACTAGATAAGTTTACAGGTGTTGGCTGGAATCTTGTGCCCAACAGTCCGGTTGTACGCGCTTGATTGGCAAGCAAATTCAGAAGTTGCGAATAATCCACGCCGAGAGGGCCAGATTGGCCGGTTTGCTCGGGTGTCTGTGGGCCTTGGGGCTCTGGTTGTTGTGTAAGTTGGCGCAACGCATTGGCAGCGCGAAGAGCATCTCTTGGAGAAATTGAACTTGTCGGGCTTCCTTGTTGGATCACAGGCTGTCCGAGAACTTCTGGGTTGTTTATAAACGAACTTGGATCGCCAAGAACTGGAGTAGCGCCTGTCGGGGTAAAACCAAGTTGGCTGATCGTTCCATTTTCTACAGGAACGGTAAGACCCTGACCGCCACCCATGCTTCTGATGTTTGGTGTTTCTTGAACTTGGAAACCCTCTCCTGCTGCGGTTGGTGTTATACCAGTACCGCCACCCATTTCTGGAAGCGTAGTTTCAAACTGCGCTGTGTCCAACAGGTTTGGTTGTGTTGTTGATACTACGGATGGAAGTGTTGAGCCAATATCAGGGGCAAATGTAAACCCTGGTGGTGCGGTTAATCCGGTAACACCGCCAGCCCCAGACAATAATCCTGTTTCTCCACCGGCTCCAATAGTTAGACCAGTCCCGCCAGCTTGCCCTGTTCCGTTAAACGCATTAGACACCGTAGAACCAGCGGCACTTAGCAAACCGCTTTGCAGACCAGCTTCAACATCTCCAGTTGCTGCGGTTTGAATTGCGGCGTTAAGTGATGAATTTGCTAATGTGGTTGCAACGGTTGGAGACAAACCGTAAGTTGCTGTCAAGTAAGATGCAAGTTGCGGTCCAATATAAGCTGCTAGTGCGGCTGAAATTGGTGGCAGACTTATTACATCACGCACAAAAGACGCAAGATCACCCAAAACTCCACGGGTTGTATTTGGGTCTTGGAATGTAAAAGTTTGCGGTGTAGAGACAGGAACTAATCGCCCGTCTTGTTCTGCATATACAACAGTTGCGTGTTGTGGACCTTGTTGACCACCAATACCTGCTTGGGCGGGGTCCCAAAACTGTGTGCGGCCAGTAACCGCAACCCGAGTGTCTACGGCATTTATGGCATCAAAAAGTTGTCGATCTGTTAGTCCAGTTGTAGGAATTCCAAGGCTTTGCGCGGCATTTTGTAGTGTGCTCGTGATATCCTGCCAACGAGCAAAGTTTTGCATGGGGTTAGAGCCCTCTTCGCCTCCAATAGCAAACCTTTGGTAAGCGGCTGGGATGCTGTATTGTGGACCAGCTTCAGTATCTACAAGCTCTGCATATCGAGCTTCACCAGTCTCAGGGTCTTGGGTAGCAATAATTTTACCGGCGGCAAAATCTTGTTTTGCCCGCTCACCAATGTCTAGCAGTTGTAGGATTTCGTCACGATTTCCTTGGATTCCGTATAGTCCAACACCGGTTCTAATGGCTCCTTGATACCGTGAATTTGTACCCCAGCCAAGATCATTGCGCTCGATATCTAGCGGCTTGTAAAACTCGTTGCCAAGCAGATTACGAGCTACGGACGCATTGAGAATGGGCGCACCATTGGCGTACCCATACTGACCGGCTAAACCTGATTGAGTTTGGACGGTTGCCATTTATAGACCGTATCCTAAGAGACCACCGGCGGCAGCGCCGAGGAATTGATTTGGGATTCCAAATGTCTGACCACCTAGAGCTTGACCACCCAAATACCCGAGCGTTCCTAGACCTACGGCTTGGCCGAGGCGGTTTGTCTGTGCCTGCGGGATCTGACCGTATTGCGACGACCCCATTGGGGTTCCGTACACGCTTGATAAGTAACCCTGAAGC